TTGGTAAATGGAATACTTACATCTGGAAGATTAATAGACTGGCAGAAAAAATCTACTCCATCAAATATTTCCAAATTTAATTTAAAACCAATAGGATTTAAATAGTTTCTATTTTTAGGTTGTGTTTTAATCCATTCAGCAGACATGTCAACTTCCCAAGCTACTACTATTTATTTGCATAAAAAAAGACCCCCATCTGGGGGTCTAATAAACTCAGTGATGGATCACATGAGGTTCTTAACTTGTACTCTTCTGTAGTACATGTTGGCATTAGGGGTGAGAGCCTCACCGTCTGGGGTGCCATTATAAGCACCGTTAGTGGTGACGAATGGGTTCGATACCATGCCGTAACGAGTCTTGAAGCCAATCTTAGGCTGGAAGGTGTTAGGATCAATCGAACGTAGCATCTGGAGAGGTACGTATGGGCAATAGAAGAATCCAGCGTCATAAGGTGAAGCACCTTTGTAACCAACAACATAGTAATGCTTGTCGGAAACGTTAGCAGCATATGGGTCAACGAAGACCTTGATTCTACCATTGATAGTACCAACGGCAAGATTGCCAGTGTCATCAACACCGCTAACCGAAGGACCACCAGCACCTGAAAGACCTGAAGAATAATCAAGAGTACCAGCCATCGCTAGAGCTGAAGCAACGTCAGCTGAGCAGATTAGGAAGTTACCCTTTCCTCTACGAGTGTCTTGGGCAATAGCGTTACAATCTCTTTCGATTTGGAAGAGTAGACCCTTCCACTTTTCAACCGTCCAACGACCGTTTGAATCAACGTCAAGGTCAAAGATACCAGCGTTAGCAACGTTATTCTGGGCACCTTTCTTGGCGATACGATAAACGGTACGAACAACTTCACGGTTGATTTCAGCAAGAACTTCGCTCGAAAGAATGTTGGCGAGTTCTTGTTCGGCATCAAGACCATGAATCGCTTTAAGGTCTTGAGCGAGTTCTAGAGTGTACTCAGCTTTGAGGGCTCTTGACTTGGCGGTAACCGAAGTCTTCTCGATGCTGAATGACATCTCACGGAATAGGCGCTCAGGCTCACCCATTCTTTCTAGATCTTCACGGCTCATACCACGGGCAACTTCATAAGTACCAGCAGGTGAATCGTTAAGTAGTGATGGGTTGTTACCTTCCGAATCGCCACCTACACCAGCGCCAGTACGAACGTCGTAGTCACCTTTGTTTACATCGTAACCAGCGGTGAATCCAGTGTCAGCTTCGTTGAAGAGAGCTTCTTCGCCAGCTTGATTTTCGTAACGTGATCTCATAGCGAAGATAAGTCCATTAGGACCGCTCATTGGTTGAACGCCACAAACGTCATATGCCATTAGGTTAGGCATTGAACGGCGAACTAGGCTGATTAGGATTGGATCGAAACCAGCGAGACCAGCTGTATTAGCTGATGATAGAGCAGAACCAGCAGGATCAATAGTGCCAGCACCTAATGAGTTAACAGTGGCGTTAACTTCATTGAGGATACCACGCTCTTCACGGATGGCTCTTTCTTGGTTTTCCAGTAGAACAGCGGTAACTGCCTGTCTGTACTTATCCTGAATTGATGGAGCTTCAGAATGATTTAGAACAGGAGCCCACTTTTCCTGGAGAAGTCTAGCGTTAAACATTTGTTTCTCCTTGTTTTTTTAGAAAAGTATTGTTAGGGGTTGTTAATATTTATAAAATGATCACTTCCAGCGTGAGATAGCGTTGAGGTAAGCAGCCATTGCTGGCGTTACATCACCCTCTACTGGCGTCTCGTCACTTACTTCTTTTGCAACTGAATGAGGGAAATATGACTCACGTAGAGTCTTTACAGCCTCAGCAAATTTCTCTGCTGATTCAAATTGTACTCCCTCGGATAGTGAAGCAAGTTTTTCTTTTTGAGTGTCAGCAAGTCCTTCTGAAATTTGATTCAGAATAACTACTTTAGTTGACTCAGCAAGACGACTATTTAATTCCACATTACGCTCAATTTGTTCATTGAGGCGGGTCTCCATTTCACGAAGCTCGTCAGCCATTCCTTCAACAACATCAACTTTGTCATCAGGGATGTTGATGTAATGTTCTTGGAATAGATTTTTGAGTCCAGCAATGAAATCTTCTGTGATTTCGTTACGAACTCCACGATCAATACTGACTTGATTTTCTTCTAACCAGTTATTGATAGCATAATTGATGGTTCCGTTTACTTCCTCAGCAAGTTCTTTTTTAACTTCTTCTACTTGCTCAGCAAGACGTAACTCAAAATGTTCTACTAGTTTAGCGTGCTCTTCTTGTAATTTTGAAGCAACAGCAGCTTCTAGGATTGTTTTTGCTTTAACTTTAAAATCTTCTGAAAGATCTTCGCCTTCAGTTAAAGCGGCAACGTCGCCAGATAAATCAAGTTCTTCGTATGAAGGCTTGATTGGATACGATACATTAGGACCCTTGTGAATACCAGGGGTAACTTCAACTCCAACAGTAGGAGTTTTACCCATGTCACCAGGATCATGAATGTGGGCAGTTTGAGCAGTGCCATCGTTTTGAGCGGCTTTAGCGCCAACAGGAGCAGCAGCTTTAGCACCAGGATTATCTTCTCCTTCTTCATTACCATCTGGTCTTGGACCACCGAGATCAGTGGTTGATTGATGATAAGGAGCAACAGCTTTTGTTGTTACTGTTGGTTGTGGGTCTTGTTTTCCGCCTCTTGTTTGGGCATCGTGAACTTGACCAGGAGCAGCTGATGAACCTCCACCAGGAATTACGGCGGCTGAAACAGTTGGCATAGGATCGCCCGCTTCAACAATAATTCCTGATTCAGTTACAAGCTTCTCAAACTTTTCGTTTAATTTATCTGACATTTGAGTTTTCCTCGTAATTACCTATATATGATTATTCTAAATGTATTTATGAAATTATAGATTTGAAAGGAAGCTATTAAAAGCTTTTAACTTTCTTTCCTCTAAATTTCTGCGGGTTGCTTCTGAAATATATTTTTTATATTCAGAAACACGATACTCTTTCAAGATACCGTTATCCCAAACCCATTCTTTTCCTTCCATAATTCCCTGAACAAATGCATCAGGAGCGGAAGGATCTGCTACAATATCAGCAGCAGTAGCTAACATAAAATCATCACGTACATATTTGATACCATTTTTTTCTTCAAGAGATCCCATGCCTCTAGAAGATACACCAAGTTTTACCCCTTCATCTAAAAGAGATTTAGCAATCTTACCCATTGGTGTATCTAAAACTCTTGCCTTACCATAAAAGTTAGTTCCTTCAGCACGAAGTTCTACAATTTTATGTGAGACACGATCTAGATTAACAGTAGGACCATCAGGATGACCTAACTCACCAAGAGCTCTTCCAGAATGAACATACTCTTCTGAATATCTTTGAACCTCACGATTTAAAATATCGAATGGATAGATCCTTCCATTGCGGTTTTTTGTTTCTGATTGTAGAAACACACCTTCAATGTAAAGATTTTTCTTTCCGTTCTTTTCTTCTACGAGAACTTGTACGTCCTCGAAATTACCCTCGGTGATTAGTTTCATTGATCTTCTGAGTCTTCTTCTGTGGGTTCTTCAAAGTAAGATGAAGCAACTACTTTTTTGTAATTATCAATCACTTCTGAAGCTCTTTTGTATAAAAGATCTTCAATTTTGTCTAGAGCTTCTGATCTCTGTTTATCATGAATTAAATTAATAATATCTAAAGTTGTTTCCATAATAATAATTTATGTTATATTTTATTTATTAGAACTAGATTTTGGTTTAGGTTGTGCCTTCATAGCTTTCATCTCTCTACCATGAGCAGCATCAGCAGATTTTTCATTTCTATCAAATGCCGCATCAGCAGATTGTTGTTCACGATCAAAAGAATCTTGTGCTTGGATATCTGCTAACTCTGGTGCCATAGCAGTATTCTGACGATCCATGAGATCAAGGTTATTTGTATCAACTGGATTAAGTGCCAATCCTTTGCTGATCTCTTTCTTCATTTGTCTATCCATATCCTTATATTCTTGATCAGTTTGCATCAATACTTTACGGCGGATATATTCAACAGAGAAATACTTACCAACAAAAGGATCCATTTGTGTGACAAGTGAAATTCTTTGAAGATTTAATTCTTGTTCTTTTAATTCATTAAAATGATTATCAAATAGGAAGTCATACTGAATATGCTCTTCCATTTCCGCCCAATCTTCTGGCGTAATAATACCTTTAAGAATTAATTGAGTCTTAAGAATATCGTGAAATAGTTCACTAAAACGTTTACGAAGACGACCTACAAATTTAGCAAACTTAAGTTCGTCACGTAATACTTCTGTAGTCTTACCAAGATTAAATCCTTTGTTGTCATCAGTAAGGCGTGATGGTGGGAGATTGAGGGAATTGTATAATTTTTTTCTAAAGTATTCAACGTCTTTAAGTTCGCCAAGATTTTGTCCTCCAGGTAATGTTGTAATTTCTGTTCCTCTTCCTCCTTCACGGCGAGGAAGCCAGAAATCCTCAAGCATTGACATATGTTTTTTATCATCACGAATCTCCCCTGTTGAAGCATCATAAACAAGTTTGTTACGGTAGCGAGCCATAACTTCACGAAGATATTGTTCCGCTTTAATCTTTGGTAGATTACCAACATCAATATAAAAAATTCTACGTTCTGGAGCACGAGACAATCTATAGATAACCAGTGAATCTTCAATCATTCTTAACTGGTTAAGCGCCTTGATTGCTTTATGCATAAAGCTCAAGGTCATTTTTTTATTTAAATCTTTTACACCACAATCGGCATAAGCAATGGAATCTAAAGCAATCTTAATTCCATTTGACACCGAAAAATCTGATGGTGAATTGGATGGCAGACTTGCTG